TCGGTCGATCTATAAATATCTCCTCCTTGAACACATGCAACTAATTTTGTACCGTCCGAACTACTTGCGACGGATTGCCAGCTCAACGTATTCAAGTCCGAATTGCCGGTGGGAGTCCAATTTGCACCTGAATTGGTCGAACTATAAATATCTCCACCAAATGCAACCGCGACCAATTTAGTACCATCGGCGCTACTAGCAACAGATTGCCAAAATAGATTTAAACTTGGATCATTTGTAGGAGTCCAATTTGTACCTGAATCGGACGATCTATAAATGTCTCCACCACTTACAACTGCAACTAATCTTGTACTATCGGAACTAGTCGCAACTGATATAAACTTTAAACTTTCAGAATTTGCTGCAGGCGAAACAGTACTATGTTGCGTCCAAACATACAAGTTTGGATTAATTATACTACCTACCGACAAAGCGTTTTCATCCATGGGACCGATTAAAAGACGTGGTTTGTCTCCAGTATTTTGGGTATAATGCATTAGACCTTCATTGAAGATAAATGCAGTATTCGCCTTCATAGAATAACTTTCGTTATCTACGACAAATTCGCCCTCGCTATCTGTTAAATACACTAAATATGTTTTCTCAAATTTTGCGGAACCACTGTCTTTGTGTGGATGTGTATCACCCTTTATCCATCGCATGGGTATTTCAGATATTGCAGTAAAATCAACACCCAATTTTGCGGATAGTATGATTCGAAGAGACTCATTCAAAGGTATTTTGAAATATTGTATATGTGTCTGCGAAAGTCGTTCTTTTGCTTCGACCACTTCTGGAAGGGATTTGATGGACTCGAGTTCCTCATTTGAAAAGACATTCTCTAATACAGACGCCATTCTATAGTATAATAGTAGAGTATATTATAGAACATTTGTTTTTTGCATTCTTGTTTATTCACCCTAAATCGAGATAATATTTTTGTTTACAGGTTCTTCAATAATAATCTGTTTTTCGGTGTGTTTTGAAACACTCTCAACTATCGAAGTTATCAAATATTTTACAATAATTAGATTCGTTGTCAATAGCTCTTCCGATGAAATCGTGGCAAACCATTCGTACTTGGATCTTCGCAAGACTTCATCCGCCGGAATGTATATTCCATAGAGTTCAACCGGACTCACGTCCAAGGGACCTTCTTCCATTAAATCTTCAAGTAAAATGGGACGGCCTTTTATGGATTTTACACCTATGTATTCACCCGAAATAATATTCACATTTCCCGAACCACCCCTTTTAACGAACCAGTGTGAAGAATCACCCCTGAATTCACTCTCATTCTGCATGTGCGGATTCTGATTTCGCATTTTCAAATAGTCAACGTATTCCTTGATTACTGGATTGCGTTTATTAGCGCCCATAAAGGATACATCAGGAGTAAATGTTTGCCTGCGTTTATCATTTAAGGAATTCATAGTTCGATTCACATTTTCACAAACGAAAACCTTGTCGTCTTTTTCGCCAATACCTCTTAAATAAAGAGGCATCAAACTTCGCAAACATACGAAAGAATTGGGAACGACCATTCCTCCGTATATGTACACGAGCTGTGCCATTCCGAGTTCTCTAAATTGCGATTTTTTGGGTTCGGCAAGGCGCGATACATTTACGTCCCATCCGGGTATTAATCGACTAAATGATTCATCGTCGATCAAACATACATTGAAATCCGAACCGCAATTATTGATGATAGTTTTTATGGTTAAATGCAAATACGGTTGATTCAAATCCGTCGAACTTCGCGACATGAAGCTCTTCCATTTACGTGCATTGTATTCATATTTACTGTGGATCCAAAGTTTGGGTTTGTCGTATCCGTAGAGTGGAGAGTCGTTTAACAGGTATTTACGGATTAGCTCATATTCATCGTCCGTGTTGTCGACACTATTTCTAAATCGATTTCCAACATAACTGGCTATAACAATTAGTCCAAGGGCAACCGCATAATGAATCAAATTTTTTGAGCTAAATATTGCCATAATTATATATACTCTATATAGTAATTCCGTATAGAGTATAGAGATAGTTTTTTACCTTTTTCAACACCAAATTTCATGATCTAAAAAGATAATATGCTCATTTTCTATAAATCCTTGATTTTCTATTTTTCATTGTTTTCTTATTTTTACCACCAGTTTTCTTACCTTGTAGAGTTTGGTTTTTCAATTTTGATATAACTGCCGCAGCAGATACGGTAGATGCTCTATGTCTTGCAGCCTCTGTCTTTCTCTCTTTCATTTTTTTCTCTTGTTTCTCTAGTGCGGCTTTTATTTCTGCGCGGATTGTCTCCTTTAATTTCTCTGTGCGCGGTTTTGTTGTCTTAACATATGCAGCTGCTTCATTCGCATCCATACTTTCTGTGTGTACTATAGGATTTTTCTCCATGGAAACAACGATCTCTATTATATATTATATATTCAATACTCATATAATATTGTTTTCAGGTATCAACAAACAAATTATCATTATCAAAAAATACGAAATAGTCGATATTATATTTGGAATTATTATAATGAATATTGGATGTAAACATAATTCCATTGCTTTTACATATTTGTCGAATAATAGTTGTAAAAGAATTGTAGGTTAGAGGACGCGTAACATAAAATTGTTTGGACGTATGATAATATTCCAGTAATTCTCTGAAAAATGGTTCATGATATAGATGAAATGTCATTTTGCGAAATGCGTTCATATCGATACAATAATATTTTTCGGTTTTCAAACAAATCTTGGACAATAGTTCATATAATAATGCAGGTGGTATATTTTTCCTAAATATTTGTTTGCACATTATCCTGGTTTATCGTTATTATCCAAATATTTTTACGTTATATTCTATGAACATAATTGTTTATGTCTATTCACACATTTATTTATTCACACGTCCGTGTTATGCACACACCCGTGTTATGCATACATCCGTGTTATGCACACATCCGCTAATGTATAACCGCGGAAAGTTCATTGGTAAAAAGCGCCAACTCTATAACATCCTCGTGGTTATTGTGAAAAATAGTAATATACTTACTGAGGATTTCAATAGTCGCGTATTTCTCCGATTCTCCTAAAAGTGTGGTATTTTTGATGAATCCGTAAAAATAATCCAAGATATCAATCACTGAGTATCCATAGTCGTAAATCTCATAAAATAAACCAATTGCTTGTATTGTGCGTCCGGTTCTCAATAATTCAACGTAGGTTTCGAATTGTTTGATCGATATAGATGAACAAATTGTTTTGCACATCTCCAAGGTAAGGGGCTCTGGATTCGGCGAATCATCGGCATCACACTTAGTACCGTTTTTGTCCGAGGTTTTACCCGGGTATTGAGAATCAATGATATAGATTTTTTCTAAATAGTTCAATAACTCGCGAATCGATTGTTTGGAAAAAGAAAGTAAATAATCTTGCGCATCTTGGTCAATCAAAAGCGACTCTTCACGGATGACATGATTCATGACACCGCGTATTTGATCATCCGTTGGTGGATAAATGCGAACAATGTAAATCCGCGATTGAATACTCTCGATTACCTTTTGCGGATTGGAACAGGTAGACACAAAATGCACATTGTTTTTGTATTTGTCGATGTAGTTGCGGAAAACCTGTTGACATTGTTCGTTGATCATGTCTAAATCGTCCACGATGATCATTTTCTTTTTCCCAAATACGGAACAGTGCGATTGACAAAACGTCTTCATTTCACTGCGGTAATAACTGATTCCTTGCTCCTTCAAATTGTTGATGAAGAGGAGGTTATTTTCAGGGAAACCTTGGGTTTTCGTTAGACCGTAATATTCGCGAATAATGGCGTACAATAGGGTTGTTTTGCAAGAACATGGAGGCGCGACGATCATCATATTGAGATTGTCAACTTCAAACAGGGTTCGCATAACCGACTTGAAATCGTCGGAGACACAGAAATCTCGTATGAAATAGGGTTTGTATTTTGTTATGAATGTGGGGATGTAGGTTGTTGCGGACATTAGTGTGTATATGTATCGACGGTTTATGCTCTTTTTACACATGTATTACTAGATAATGCACGTAATACATGTATTTTATTGGTTCTTTCTTTGTTTCCTTTCAACTTTCCTTTCAACTTTCCTTTCAACCATTTTTTGTCAATGTCTGTTTCATAAATTCCTGTCGCAACCTCTCCGCCCGGGTCGTCCTCGGAGACTTCAAATTGATTTGCGATGATGAACTAGATCTCGCATTCCGTTTTGTTGACGGTGGGTGAGGAACTAATTTTGGCAATATAATGGACGAAGTCATAGTTTTGGGTTCGTCTAACATCATCTCCATTTTACTATACTCCTTTGCTCGATCCTTTGCTCGTTCATCCAAATTCAGGTTATCATGCAAAACCATGGCTTGGTACATTCGCCGAGGAAGTCCAGAATCCATTTTGCACCAACCTTCAGTAAATATAGGCGCACCTAAAGGTGTCCATCCTTCCGCAATAGATTCCTGGACCTGTTTTTCAAAAAGATCCAGGTTTTCATTGTGCTCTATTTCCAACAAATGTGCCAAATCAAATCCCTGGTGTCTTAACGCATATTCATCCATTTGCAATTTCTGCCATCTGTGATCTATTATTTTGTACTGCATTTATGGTGCTATATTTGGGTATATTTTTTGGTAGTAGTCGATACTATGTATTGTGGAAATGATTTTACGCTGTTTTTCTATAACAATAATTATTCTACCGCGGAACAAAATACATAAAAAAATACTAAGCTTTACTATATCTGTATCTGTATCTGTAAACTACAAAACCCACCAATCGATCTATGCCTTCTACACATTATGATACTTTAGGAGTATCTTCTGATGCAAATGAGCATGAAATCAAAAAAGCATATCGTGCTTTATCCTTGAAATATCATCCAGATCGAAATCCGTCGGCAGAAGCTGCTGAAAAAATCCGCGAGATTAACGATGCTTATGAAACACTGAGCGATGCCACAAAACGTAAACAGTATGATAACGAACAACGATTTGGTGGAGGAGGGAATCCATTTTCTGGAGGTGGGGTAGATGATCCGAATGATATTTCGCAAATCTTTTCTATGATCTTTGGACAAGGGTTTCCCGGTCAAGGCTTTGCCGGACAAGGGTTTCCGGGTATGCCAGGTCAAGGTTTTCCAGGTATGCCAGGTCAAGGTTTTCCAGGTATCCATAGAATGAGTTCCAACGGTCCGAATGTAAGGGTATTTCATAGTAGTGGACCTGGGTTTTCTACAATGGGAAGCATGGGTCATCCTATGTTTGGGTCAGGTATGCCAATGTTTCACATGGAAAAACCTCAACCCATTATGTTAGTTATGGGTATAACATTAGATCAAGCATATACAGGGTGCACTTTACCCATAGAAGTAGAGAGATGGATTATGATAGGTGATACAAAAATCCAAGAAGAAGAAACCATGTATGTTGAAATTCCGCCAGGAATTGATGATAATGAAATTATCGTTATGAAAGAAAAAGGCAATGTTGTGAGTGATAATTGCAAAGGAGATGTTAAGATAACAATTGAATTACATAACAATACTCCTTTCAAGAGACAAGGATTGGACCTTTTATTAAAAAAAACTATATCATTAAAAGAAGCGCTATGTGGATTCGAAATGGATATTTCCCACATCAACGGCAAAACCCTTCATTTAAATAATAAAACGAATTCAAATATTATTCGACCAAATTATAAAAAAAATGTACCGGGATTAGGTTTGAAACGAGATAATACGGTAGGTCAACTTATTATAGAGTTCGATGTTGCGTTCCCCGATTCTCTCACAAAAGAACAAATATCGGCATTGGATAATATTTTATGAAGATTTATACAAGAATATATTCATAAAATAAATATGGAGCATTTGGAAAAACTTTATGCACTGATTCTCTTCGTTGGGATGTTGACATCAACTAAATAGATTGAGTTCTCAGTCATAATAATGTATTCGTTTCCAACCTTGAAAATCTTGGAAATGGGGCTAGTGTATTCCTCTTCGCTCTTTACTAAGAGTTTTTCGTCCTTATTTTTCACACCAATTAATACAGTTTTGTCTAAAGAGTTTGTCCAATAGTCCATCATAATAGGTTTATCTTCGACAATTGCAATTTTTGCAGCATGTGTAAGTGTGGTTGCATCAGGAAGACGATACCCATTGGGTGTAGTTAAAGCTGTGGAATTAGATGAAGATGCAGAAGTTGTAGAAGGAGTTGCAGAAGCAGAAGACATGAGTTTACTCGTTTTATATCCAAGTATAAAATATTAGAACGATTCTACTTTAAATATTTGTTTTCCTAAAGTATCTTTTTATTCCTTTTTATCTTTTCATTCTCCCATTTTCCTAAATAACCGAATATTACATGTATTTTTATCCATACAAAATATCAATAAGAATATTAGTAAAAATATATCAATATCAAAACCGCAAAATAATATCAAAACTGCAAAATAATATCAATGTTTCTACGGTTCTCTATCTGTTTTGTAAATACATTTATCTACCGATTGGCATTAATCTAGAATAGTATTCCTGTGAAACATTTATTGTTCTCTTGCGAATCTTGTTATTTTTCACTTTCATTGTCGAATTCTCAAATAATACAGATATTTCACTATATTCTTGTTTTAACATGTTTTTAATGAATTCAAAGATAAATCGCAAAATGGGTTCTGAACAATTGCCGACAATAAGACAGCTACCGGTTCTAAATACCATGAAAGACACCTCAGTATATTTTTTATTATATCCCAATTCGCTCATTTTCTGTATGCAATCTTCCTGCATAACAGTCCCATTTTGCTTTTCATAATCAAAACCAATATCGTGGTTGAAATAGAATTTGCATTTTACGCCGGGATAACTGCATGGATCGTAAGCGGCTTCTATGTTATATTTTGGACTACGTAATATGCTGTGTAGTTTATCCCTATTAATGTAAAACCCACAATTAAAATTCGAATTTATCAAAACACTATCCTCGTCTTCGTTTTCGATAAAGTCTACTTCCACTACACCGTCTGTATGTGCTGTCAGAATTTCTAGGATCATCAGTTTGACTGTTTCCAAAATAGCGGCATTCAAGATTCCAGGTATTTCCATTTTTCCAGTATTGAAAATTTTGACGTGGATTTCTCTAAACAGACCATCATGAATAAATCGCAGAATCATGGCAAAACAGTTGTAAAATGCGTTTTTCATTTTACCGCGGCAGTTCATTATGTCTTTCTTGGACAATCCAACTGTAATTTTGCGCTCATCCTTGAATTTCAAACGACGTGCAGCCGGGTTGTTGATCTGTTTAATAACAGTCTCTGTATAATATGGAATACCGACCAATTTTGATTGGTATTCTTCGAATTCTTCCGGAGTCTTCGATACAATTTTCATCTGTTTTTTTACAACACCACTGTGTGGTCTCCAATATTCAGTTATCGGTATTTCCCAGAAAATCCGATGAATGTCCAAGCCCTGATTCAAGAAAAGGACCTTGGTTTTCGTTGAAATAAAGAGATCTTCGCATTTTGGGCAATCATCTACCGATGGGTCAATCTGTGCACCGGTTGAAGCTACTACAGGTTTCGCAGGTTTCCATTCGGTACACGAATCTTGTGCGTTCTGCTGTGAAATAAATTGCATCCATTCGCTGTCCATTTTTTTTGTATCTTCGTATCTGCGTATCTTTATATCGGGATATTATGTTTATTGTCGTTCTATATAAAGAAACTGTATAGTCTTTATATTGATCAATTTTATTCTTTGAATATTATAGGAATATTCTACCATTTTCCAAGATAAATGGCATCTAAAAAAATGGCTAAGGGGTTCTCTATGATTGCGGTTTTATGTATCATACTCGTCATTCTTGTATCTATTTTTGCAATGTATTTTTCCTACAACCAGAACAGTGTTGGCGTAGGAAAAGAAGGATTTGATGCCTCCATTCTATCCGGATTATCAAAGTATGTAATCTATTATATCAATCTCGATCATAGAACAGATCGAAACGAACAATTCTTGGATGAAATCTCCAAGATGGGTCTCCCTGAGAGTATGGTTCATCGTATTTCCGCAGTAGAAAACAAAGAACACGGAGATGTTGGATGTAGTAAAAGTCATATTATAACTTTACAGAAGTTTATCGATTCTAACTATGAAAGATGCCTTGTTTTTGAAGACGA